CGCTTGGTGCTGCATAACGCTCAAAATAACGCTGACAAGCTGAAACTTCTAAAGCTTGTGTTGAGGTATTTGGAGAATAAGCCGAAGCACTAGCAGCAATTTCTAATTGAATTCCAGTTATTTCCAGATAATCAGCAGCCAATGCAACACCCGTTGGGGTGAAATCAAAACGCAAACCAATTTGCGTTGCAGTGCTTGCGACTGTTCCAGTATAAGAAAAACGCTGCCATGTCGTTGTTAATGTTGCATTTTGTTGGACGACATAGGTCGAACCTGTGTATCCGCCAGATAAAGTTTGATCTGTTCCTGTTCCTGACAAAACGTTTGCAACCATGACGCTTGACGTTGCAGAATAATTTGCACCTTTGCGCGCATAAAATGAAAACGTTACTGTCTTGCCCGCATAAATTGTCGAATTGACAGATTCAAAATCTTGAAGTGCGTAAAGCACGTTTGTTGCGTCGCTACTTCCAACGTTTCTCGCAATTCTTAGTGCGTATTGAATAAAAGGAAGGTTAGTAGTGTCACCAGTGGTTTGTCGTGAATAGGTACTATTAGCCCCCAGATAATACATTTTCCAACGATCGGCGCAATAGCCTGTTGTGTTACCAACAAACGACGTCCCACGCTGCCAAATTGACATGTTTGAATTCAGTGTGCCATTTTTTCCAGCTACGTTTGTAGAACCACCCGAAGGTGTAGCCCATGCAACTCCAGTTGCAGCAGTTGAATCTGCTGTAAGCACAGTGCCATTTGCTCCAACAGCGACATTAGCAGGGGTTGATGCAGCTGTAGCAGCTGCAATAGATCCTTTAGCACTAAAAGTAGATTTAGGAGTCATTGTTGCCATAGTCGTATCAATGGCATTACCCATTGTGCGAATGGCAAGTGCACCATTTTTGACTAGGTCGGTATTGTCTGGCTCTGGCCAGCTATAATTCGGACTTGTTGCCATTTAGTTTAGTGCTCCTGTCGCGTTATTCCAGATAAGTGTAGCATTTGTGGTAGCCCAAGTAATCGAGCTAGGGATTACGGTCTCCCATTGTGTCGTGCTGAGTGATAGATCTGTCGCTGTTAAATAAAGGGTTAAATCGACATATGTCGGAGTTGCTCGCATAGCAATGTTTTCCACAAAGCCATCAAATGTGCCACCTAGAAGGTTACTAGGCAAATTGCTTATGAGCACAGGTTGACCAAAGAAAACGCCAATTAAACTATTGCGCATTGCATCTGGCATAGTGGGATTGTCAAGTCTGAAAGTGATGGCTTCAAGCTGCGCTCTAGGCGATCTACGAAGGTTTAACTGACGAGTAGCAATGTCGGTGATTTCTGATAGATTTTTGATGTTAGATTCCTGAGACCGCTCATAAAGTCCATAAAGGGCAATAGAGTCTGTATCCGAGGTACTGTAGGTAGATCCGTAGCCTGTTGAGTATTTGTAGATAAGACTGTTACGGATACGGCTAATCGCTGTGGTCGATTTAATGCTAGTAGGCACAGCATAATCAGCATCCAAGAATGTGTAACCATTGGCAGCAAGATAGTTAGATCGATGATCAGCATCATCAAAGCACACATTGCCATAACGATTCTCATAAACCTGACCAAGTCCAGAGTTAGCAATCTGGTCTGTCAATGTCTGGCTTTTAGCCGTGGCACTAGCTGCAAGGGCAATCATTGTATAGAAGCCAGAATCAACCGTGCCAACATAGGATTCAGCATTAGCCCAAGTAACTGTTGCAGGATAGGTATCCCAAGTAACGGTAGGCGTTACTTCATTCCAATTAAGATTTAGTGCACCATCTAAAATGGCTGCAATCTGAGCACCGTCTAAACCTTCTGCAAGAGCTGTGTTATAAACAGCCTTTGTTAGTTTAGCCAGACTGCCAATTCCAAGGACTGTACCAGTTGTGACAAAGCCAGCCTCATTAGGGCTGCGCACTCCAATAGAAAAGTCTGATACTTCTCCACCAAAAACGGTGACATAAGCACCAGTCGTATCTTTAAGCTCTAAAAGGATTGATTCCGTGACATTAATCGTAAATGGCGTATTGTCAGTATTGACAATTTCTACTTGACAGTAGCCTGCCGTTGCTTGTCTATCGATGTCTGTGCGACCAGATGCATAGGAAACAGAGGTAACGGATGTATAGACATTGTCACCTACCGTAACACGCCACGATGGTAGCCATGGCATTAGTAAGAACCACCTCGTAATGTGCCACGGTCTACAGCGTCTTGAATAACTTGATTGATCGCATCTGCAATGGCGTTAGGATCGCCCACACCAGTATTGACCGTAATGTTGACATCATAAGCACCGCTGCCAAAGCCAGCAGGATTTGGTGCTAGGTATTCTTTAAGGTTTGACCCGATCACTGAGACTACCCCACCAAGAAGTGAGGTGTTTAGATTGGTCGCATCGATGCTGGAAGCAACCTGCATTCCATACATACCATTGCCCACTTGATTAGAGTATTGATTGCCAGCTGTATTGCTGCCACCAGCAACTCCTACCGTTGATGCAGGGGTCGTTTTAGATCCTGTTGAAGCAAGGTTGATTTGACCTAACAAAGCCAGAGCAGCTTCCAAATTAGCCAAGTTGATAAGGTCTTTTGGCTTCAAAGATTCCAACAAAGATTTGATATCGATTAACTTCAGATTTTGTTGTTGCAATGAGCTGAGGATCTTCATATCAGCATTGAGTTTATTAGTTGCTGCCGTAATTGATGCTTCATCGCCTGCTGCAATTGCAGCCTCTAGATCAAGAATATCTTGCTTGATTTTAAGTCTGGCAGTGTCATTGGCAATTTGTAGAATCTGGCTAGAGGTTGTGGCTTTGCCTAATTGCTCCGCTTGGTTGATTAGAGCAGCTTGAATCTGGATGGCATCCATGTTAAATAGATCTGTGCCTTTATTTAGGGCAGCGTTTGCCTTATCCAAAATGGCCTTCGCGCGAGCATCTTTGAGTTGCTGGGAAGTTAAAGCGGTAATTTTCTTAGTTGAATCTAAAGTCTTGACTTTGTATAGACTTTCGAGGCGAGCAAGATCTGCCAAAGCAGATGCGTTATCGCCATTGCGGTTTTTGGCTGCATTGACCTTTTGGCCTTCTTTTCTAAAAAGGGCAAATGGTTGCAAATTTGTTAGAATGTCACTAAAAGTACCTAAAATTGCCCCACCAAGTTTATTACCTTGGATCTTAGAAAGAATTGAAGCTAATCCTACCAAAGTCTCATTAGTTGCTTTGGCAAAACCTTCCATTTTTTTGGTGACTGTATCAATGCTTTGATCTTGTCCAAGCAATTTAAGAGCATCGATGATGCCAATACCAATTGTTTCCTTGACATTATTCGATGCAACATTGAGTTTGTCCAATGTGCCAGAATAAGAATTTGCAGCCTGCTTTGCAGATCCAGCAAAAGTTGCTGATAACTTATCCACAATATCGTTAAAATTGCCTGCTTTGAGATCAGCCTTAGATATACCAACACCCAATTTTGACAAGGCCGTATTATTACCGAGATATGCCTTGCTAAGAGCTGAGGTTACAGATTCTAGATCTTTACCAGTTGATGCAGATATGTCTAATGAGAGTTGTAATAGTTTTTGAGATTCAGCAGAATTACGAGTTGCTACGGCTAAACGCTGATATGCCGGACGCAGTTGGTCATCGATGACACCAAATTCACTTTGCAATTGCTGGATGAAAGCTTCTGTATTTGTCGCATCACGGCCAAGCCCAACATTTTTTAAAGCAAGGGCTAATTGTTGCTGCGCTTTTTGATCGGCTGCTGCCGCTTTTACCGATGCTTTGCCATAAGCCAGAATCTGTTGAGTACCATAAGCAATACCAAGGCTCTTGGCTAACTTCTTTACGCTTCTTGTTAATTTTTCAGTTGAGTTTTCAGCTGATTTAAAAGCATTTTTGCCAGTAAATTCCGCGGCAATATCAATGACTATGTTTGACATATCAGACCTTTGCCTTTGCCTTTAATTTATCACCAGCAGTTTTAATGGCTTTGAGCACAGCTTCACTGGCTTTGCCATGATTTTCTTCATAGGCACGAAATAGAACACGACCTTCCATCTTGTCTGTGCCTTTCATGCTAGATCCATATTTTCCAGTTTGATTCTGGACAAAGCGACTATTGGGAGTTTTGCGACCCATAGTCTCGTATATTGCTCCAGCTGCCGTCTTATTGAATACGCGAGCCAATGAAGTAAAACCTTTACGATTTGGCTTGGACGGTGTTGCTTTGTAACCAATGCCAGATTTAGCCAATTTGGCATCATAAGTTGGAAAAGTCGCCTGTGAATTTGGACGAGCCAACCATCCGCTCAATACCTGTGTGTTATCTGGCAGATACCCTTTAGCAGCCTTCACAATAGGTTTTAAGGCCACAGCAATCTCTTTAGGTAATTCTTTGCCAAGATCGGGAGCAAACTTGCGTAGAGCCTTACGGAGTTCAACGCCGCCTTTGACTGTTGCTGGCATCTTTGATCTCCTTTGCTTCGTCTTTTAGACCTTGCACCAATGCATCTAGCATTGACTTGTCTAGCTCTAATAATTGCTGTGGCGCGATTCCCAATCTAATGCTTAGCCTAGCGATTAGATAGGTGAACGGAAGATCGCGCTTTAAGCTAAAGGGTCTGAATCAAGCACCTCGACACTTTGTAGTGTCTCAATGAAATCCATACCAAAAGGCTTAACAGATTCACCTGACCTGCGAGTGACTTCCCATGCCAACCAATAAACATCGGTCTGCTTTTCCTCATCGCGAAATGCTTTGTGAAAGCCCTTTTTAGCATAAGATTCGAAGCTGTATTCAACGGCTGGTGTGATCTCGCCTTCTAGCACGCTTCCATCTGTACGAACGATTTTTAGTTTTGCCATGATTAGCCCCTTAATTTAATTGTTTAGAATGAACCTGTACTTGCCACTGCAATTGTTGAGTTAGCAGTGAATGTAATTGATTGTACGCCAATATCGCCAACAGCACCATTAATGTCTGTTGTGTTATTGACTAGCAATGAAACAGTGTAAAGAGGATTTGTAGCAGAAACTGCTGTTCCCTTTGTCTGTAGGAATACAGCTGTGACTGTTGTTCCCCATGCTGCCTGCAGTGTTGCCAATACATTTGCAGATGCTGTGTCGTTTAGGAAATCAATTGTTACAGATGATGCTTCTAAGCCCTTAACAAACTTATGAGCTGTATCGCCCATCGCTGTGACTTCGAGCTGATCAAATGAACGGTTGATTGTTACTGCTGTGACATGGTCAGAAAGATCAACAGAGTTAATCTTAACGCCTACATTGTTATTCAGAAATACAGCCATTAGGATTATTCCTCGTCTTTCTTAGTAGATGCTGGCTTTGGTG